GCCGTCATGGTTCCAGCCGTCCAAAGATTCCCATTCAATGACGCATCTTTTGCCAAGAACAACCGAGCATTCAAGGAAGCATCCGAGAGACCTAGCAATTGTCCAGAGGCCGTCATGGTTCCAGCCGTCCAAAGATTGCCGTTGAGAGACGAGTCTTTCATGACAAACAACCGAGCATTCAAGGAAGCATCCGAGAGACCTAGCAATTGCCCAGAGGCCGTCATGGTTCCAGCCGTCCAGAGATTCCCATTCAACGACGAGTCTTTCATGACAAATAAACGAGCATTCAACGACGCATCGGCCAAAGCAACTAATTGCCCAGAAGCAGTCAAGGTTTTGCCTGTCCACAAATTCCCATTCAAAGAAGAGTCTAATCCCACGAACAAACGGCGGTTCAAGGACGCATCCCAAAGACCCACCAATTGACCAGAAGCCGTGATGACCCCCTCCGCCCACAAATTACCGTTCAAAGAAGAGTCTCCCCCGATAAATAGATTGCCGTTCAAGGACGCATCCCAAAGACCAATCAGCTGCCCAGATGCCGTCACGGTTCCCGCTGTCCATGTATTGCTGTTGAAAGAGGCGTCTTTTGCCACATACAACCGCCGGTTCAAGGACGCATCCCAAAGACCAATCAGCTGCCCAGATGCCGTCATGGTACCGGCCGTCCAAAGATTGCCATTGAGAGAAGAGTCTAATCCCACATACAACCGCCGGTTCAAGGAAGCGTCCCAAAGTCCCACCAATTGCCCAGAAGCCGTCATGGTACCGGCCGTCCACAAATTGCCGTTGAAAGAGGCGTCTTTCATGACAAACAACCGAGCATTCAACGACGCATCCGAGAGACCGATCAGTTGTCCAGAAGCCGTCATGGTACCGGCCGTCCAAAGATTCCCATTCAAAGACGAGTCTTTCATGACAAATAAACGAGCATTCAACGACGCATCCGAGAGACCGATCAGTTGTCCAGACGCCGTCATGGTCCCAGCCGTCCAGAGATTCCCATTCAAAGACGAGTCTTTCATGACAAATAAACGAGCATTCAACGACGCATCCGAGAGACCGATCAGTTGTCCAGAAGCCGTCATGGTCCCAGCCGTCCAAAGATTGCCGTTGAAAGACGCGTCTTTTGCCACATACAAGCGCCGGTTCAAAGAAGCGTCCCAAAGTCCCACCAATTGCCCAGAAGCCGTCATGGTACCGGCCGTCCAGAGATTCCCATTCAAAGACGAGTCTTTCATGACAAACAACCGAGCATTCAACGACGCATCCGAGAGACCGATCAGTTGACCAGAAGCAGTCATGGTCCCAGCCGTCCACAAATTCCCATTCAATGACGAGTCTAATCCCACAAACAACCGCCGGTTCAAGGAAGCGTCCCAAAGTCCCACCAATTGTCCAGAAGCAGTCATGGTCCCAGCCGTCCATAAATTCCCATTGAAAGACGCGTCTTTCATGACAAACAACCGAGCATTCAACGAAGCATCCGAAAGACCCACCAGTTGCCCAGAGGCGGTCATGGTTTTGCCCGTCCACAAATTCCCATTCAAAGAAGAGTCTAATCCGACAAATAACCTGCTATTTAAGGACGCGTCCGAGTTTCGCAAAATCAACATACCTCCACTAATATCCACAAACCCATTGTAATATGTTTGTTGGAACCTGTTTGCATTGACCGTTGTGTTCCAACTACTCATGGAATTGGTAAATATGGGATATTATAGTATCACATATTCTTGATTCAAAAACCGGCGAACTGTCCGCATTAGAATTGCCAAATATATCCGCCGGGAGGTTGATATACATTTCCGCTTATTTCTAAAGCGCAAACCGTGTTCCCCCAACCATTGTTTACCGTAGGATCAACGGATGTGGTTCCAATGCCTAAAAAGGTGGAGACATTCACGTTCCCACTTATATCCAATTGGGCGTTGGTGATGACATTTTTGTATTTTCCGACACTGGTTTGGCCTAATATACCGAAACTTGTATCTATGACTTGCTGGTATCCAGTCGAAGTAGATAAATTACGTATCGTCACGTTGCTGATATCAAATGATCCGACCCCAATCGTATAGCTGGAATCGATTTGTGCCGCCGGTGTACGACTTAACGTCATGAGTCCGGCATTCGGATACGTGGTGGAACTCAGCACCCGCAAACTGTTCACATCCAGTTTCACCTTATTCTTAGGTGCCAACGTGGGGCAAAACACGTATCCATTTCTATCATTGGAAACATTTATGTATCCAAAATCGCCACTTGGCAACTGATAATCGCCAATGTACAACCCGGAGGTTGCAGAAGAGGTAATACTTCCTGAGATACCACAGTTTACATAAATGCGGCTCGCGGCCACTTTTAACGGGGTGTTGATAATCAGACTTCCGTTGCTGGCGCCTACCACAATATTGTCATTGATACCGCCGACATTGATAGTGTTGACGGTTTTTGGGACCGAGTTAAAGTTACCCACATAGATTTGTCGGATCGAAATGCCAGTTAAATCACTCCCTCCGAGATATATATTACCATTGGAGGAGTCACTGCTCTCATAATTGGCCGATTTTATATACGAGTTTGATTGGATATTCCCCTGTACCCATACATTCGTACTGAACGATGCATCGGAGAGACCCAGCAATTGTCCAGACGCCGTCATGGTGCCCGCTGTCCAGAGATTGCTGTTGAAAGAGGCGTCTTTTGACACATACAAACGCCGGTTCAAGGATGCATCCCAAAGACCAATCAGTTGTCCAGACGCCGTCATGGTGCCCGCTGTCCAGAGATTGCGGTTGAAAGACGCGTCTTTTGACACATACAACCGGGCGTTCAAGGAAGCATCGGAGAGACCAATCAGTGGGCCGGATGCCGTCAATACTTGGTTGACCCACAAATTCGAATTGGTATTTACCGTGCTCGTCGTGTTTCCTAGGAGAATGCAAGAGGCGTCGCCGCCCATGTATATCGTCTTGACGGTATTGTTTAAGAGCTGGAAGGTGGGATTGGCTGACGCCAATTTTCCCCCGTCGTTGATGTTGATATCTCCCGAAATGCGCGACGACCCGGATATATCCAACACGTAGTTCCCAATATTGTTGAACAAATTCGGATAATACGCGGTAAAAATAGACGTGTTTCCATACGTGGAAGAATTATAAACAGAGATCGTTTTGGAAATGAGGAACGTGTTGATATCCGTCATGGTTATATTCGTCAAATTGTATGCTGGATCAGTGAGTCGAGCCGCATTTCCAGAGGTATTCAATATCGAATTGGGTACGGTAGACCATGTGTTGTATCCATCCGTGCTATATAGAAACACGCCTGCGTTCCCGACGGCCACGGCGCGCGAAGCGTCGTAGATAAAGACGCTGTTTAATTGCGTGTTGGTAAGAGGAATAGAAGACCATGAACTATCCGCGTATCGGTCAATCCGATTGGTACCCACAGCGACCAAATTGTTGGCGTCGTAGATGGAAAGGCGTGAATACAAACCAGGTCGTGTACTTGTTAGACTCGAAAGACTACTATCGGAATATATGTATATACCTGAAGTATCGATCACATAGACGGTGTTTCCGATACTATTGATTTGACGTATGGGGGCTGAACTGATGGTTTTCGTAGTATAATTTATTACCTGACTACCATTCCCCATGCTAATACCATCTGAAATGTCATTCAAAGAAAGAATATCAAAAAACTGTATGTCTCCGTTCGTGTATCCCAAATATACTCGAGTATTGCTATTGTAGGCAGTCACATATGAAGCAGTAATGTTGTTATTCGTGGATTGACCCGTAATCGCGACCCACTTTGTACCACCATTATACGTATAAAATGCATACCCTCGGTCTCCCGCAATGATGGCAAATTGCGTGTTATATACAAACGTGGTTCTCAAAAAATATCCGCTAACATCGAAGGTGGTTCCAGACAAATCCGTATTGGTTATCCAAGTATTTCCACTGTCTTTTGTGTAGAGAATGTGTTTGCGGTAGGGGAAAGATACGGAAATGGGAGATCCAATGGCGACGGTGAACCCGCTCGATGTGGATAGTTGGGTAACTTGAAAGTTGGTCTGATTGGAAACGACGAGCTCGCCGTTGTTCATATGTGTCGGGCCATTGATATCCAATATATACGAGTCGACTTGCGGAGAATAGGTATTGACGGAAACGGTGGAACGCACGCGAGTGTTGTTTACGCCCGACGTGATTTGGAGAGATGGGTTATACGCGCCCGATGCATTTCTTAGGCCAAATGTACCCATGGAACGCGTCGTGTCGATCGGATACGTACCTCCGCCAATCGCGAGACCATTGGTTGCGGGGGTTACAATGTTGAAGAATGTGTTGGAACTGGCATCGTTTGCAACGAGAGTGAGTGCATTCCCCGTCGTTTCGCTGGGATTGTTGTATATGTTTGACATGTATGGACCCGTTGTATCCGATGTATCGTAAATAATGACCGTTTCTTTCAAGAGATGGGAAGTGACCGCGTTCGGCCGATTTGTTACACTCATTTTGGTAAGAACATTCAAATTATCATAGACATCCAATATCAATTGTCCATCTCTCGTGTATTGAATGATTCCATCTGGAACCGCCGTGGGATTTAACGTGCTATTATTGAAAAACTCGATTTTGCTACTACTTGAATCGGTAGAGACGAGGATTCCCCGATTGTTTATGTTTCGTGCGATAATACTATAATTGGTGTCTGTGTTGGAAGATACGTTGAGGGCAAACGGTGTATTGCTACATAGATCCAACGCGGAAGCGGGAGTCTTGGTATTGATTCCGATAAGACCCGCATCGGATGCGTAGAGATAGGAGGTCAAGGAACATCCTAAAAAGAGTTGGTCGGATACATATAGGCTTGCATTCACCTTCAAGTCTTGATCTACATACGTTTGTAGTCCTTTTACGTACAAATTCCCATTTATGGTGGCATCCTGCATGCTTGCATCGGTTACCGACACGGAATCAATGGTGGCGTTTTTTGCGAAAAAATGCTTTTCAATGGTGGCGTTTCCCGAAATATGGAGTTCGCCTTGTACATCAAATGTGCCGTAATATAGGTTTTTTAATGTAAAGGTATCGGCCACAATATTCGACACGGTAATATTATTGTGCGTTTCTTTTCTACCCACCCCGCCATATTGTTTCCAAGAGGTTGACATTTATGCACGCCTTCTATAGAATGATTGAATATTATTGTCCTCTTTTGATACGCGAACAATGTCTCTTTTTTGGGTTACGTCGGTTCGTTTTATCCGCCCAGGCCCGTTTCCGGAACCAAAGCATCATTCCTCGAATCGAGCGAATCCACTTCTAGATGGCGTGTGTATTCTGTGTCGGAAGACCCAGAAGAACGCCGCCTATCATCCTCCTTGCACCTTTCGTGTTCCATTTGGACGAACCCGGCGGTGAACGCGTCTCGACTTTTTTGTGCAATTTTTAACAAACTCTTTTATTTCGCGTTTTCTCTCGAGGATGGATTGTACGATACGGCGATAAAAAGGGCGAAATTCCGAGATCCGGTCCTCCAACTCCGTTTCGCAAAACCATTCAATTTGTTTTTTTTCGAATAGTTTGGTTTTGGCCAACATGTTTTGATTCATTCGTTTCCAGAGAAACGTGTGGTTTTTTTTATAGTAATCGGGGAGAGACGCATCATAGGGATATTGAATGATGTATACGGTGTTGGAATACCCGGAATCGCCGGGTAACGTAAAGGAATACGTGCCGCCATTGTTCTTGATGTATCGTCGAATCTCGGCAGGTGAGCCTAAAAAGCCCATTGTCTCTTCGCTACATTCACGCACCGCGGTTTGGAAACGCGATTCGCCGGGATCGGCACCTCCGCCAAAATCAGAAAACCCCTTTTCTTTGCATTCCTTCGTATTCTCTTTGCCAAATAAAAAATACAGTTTTCCTCGATAGATGGCGACGGGCAAAATTCCGACTATTTTTTTCATATATATATTCTCTATCGAATTAGTTAGCGAACACGAATTGTCTTGATGTTGGGGTCTTTCTGAACCGGAATGGTAAGCGGAGAGGGAGGTCTTACCGGAGTTCGAATCAAATAGGATTCCATTTCACTTACCGACGGGTTTTCAATCTCTCGATAAAAGGCCACTACATCTGGATTCGCGCGTATTTTATCGGGGCGAAAATCCGTAATGTACAGCCCGTTGAGAGAACGGATGCGAGAGAGCGCCACATATGTTTGGCCATATTCAAAGACGGACTTACCTATATCCATTTCTGCCATATCTAAGGTGGCGCCTTGTATTTTATGGATGGTGAGCGCCCAAGCAAGAGTAAGAGGAATTTGGGATACCGAAATGGTCGGATAGTCCTCGCTTTGGCGTGTTTGTGGCTCGATGGGAATAACGCGTCCTCTCATGTTCGAGAATCGGACGAGAGGATACTTGGTAATCGCATCAAACCCAACTACGATTCCCTGTGACCCGTTGCAAATACCGCCCGTCACATCAATGTTGGTTGTACACATGACCGAAGCTCCGACTTTTAAGGATACGACCTTTTCCATTTGGGAATGCGAGAGAATACGGTCTATTTCGGCGTCCTTCTCTTCTTTGGGCAAGAGACGACACGCTTGGATGACCTCGGCCGGGATCGGTTTGGATGTCTCTAAATAAGCCACTTCGGTGGTTCGCGAAGTAAATGCGTAATTTCTCTCTTCGCCCTCTAACGCGGCATACGTGGTGGAATTGACAAACTCTACTTTTTGACGGACAGGGAATAGTTTGGCAGGAAGAATGTCCGCGTCTTTTTCTTTGTTCATTTGGTTGCGTAAAACGGCTTCGTTCTCGGGAGAGATACGGCCTTGGCGAATTTCATTCAAGATTGAAACATACAAGGGGTCGGACTGTCGGAATGCAGTGGTCAATTGAATGCAGTTCTCGCGGGCAAATACCGCTGGCCAACGGGGAGATTGAAAACAGAACCTCGTCTCTTCGCCGTAGTCGGGAATGGGTGGGAGTTGGAAGAAATCTCCCGTGAAGATGACTTGGATTCCACCAAAAGGCCGGCGATCTTTTCGCACTTTCTGGCCGATGTGGTCCAAGACTTCAAAGACGCGCGCGGAAAGCATACTGATTTCGTCCACAATCAAGACTTCGACGTTCTTCCATGCCTTGACGGTCATTCGGTTCTTGATGATACGATCCGCAATGTCTTCTGCTCGTCCCTTTGCCAAACGGATTCCACTCCAAGAATGAATGGTCTTGGCTTTGCATCCGAGTAAAATGGCGGCACATCCAGTAAGCGCACAGACTTGATATTTTTTACCTTGCTCGTTCAATATATCGGTGAAATGGCGAATGAGCCGTGTCTTTCCCGTTCCCCCCGGGCCGGTCACAAAGATGTTTTGGCCGCTCTGGAAGCGTGCGACGGCGTACTTTTGTTCTAAGCTGAGAGACATGATCTATAATACAGGATTCTTGTTTTTGTGTCTAGGTATTATTTCCAAACACAAGAATCAATTTTTCTATTTCCCTTTCCGGGCAAATACACGGGCCAAATCGCGTTTCACAATTGCCGCGCATTGTTCTCTCAACTGGTTCAATTTCGATCGACCAAATTGAGAGAAGGTGTCGTCGTTGTTGATGTGGTATCTCGGATCCCCCCCTACATTGATACAGGAATGTTGCTGGATGGGATAAAATAGGCCGAGGCCCTTGTAAACGTCATTGATCCAGTCGTCGCAACACCAATTGATAATTTCCGGCGGGAAGTAATAGCCGAACAAATCGTAGTGTTTTCGAGAGACGAACGATTGGGTCAGAATGCGAGGGTGGTTGTTGATGGGGCCGGCTACACCCAATCCGCCCGATTTTCCGAGAGCTTCGATACAGGCATTCACCCACCCTTTGGTTTGGAACTCAATGTCGTCGCCACATTGGAAAAAGTAGTCGTTCCCGTCAGCCAATGCTTTATCAAAAAGGCGATTCCACATGACCGTCAAGTGCCCGGGTGTAATCCCCGACATGTATACAAACTCCAGTTGCACGCCTTTCATGATGGAAACAAACCGCATGAGTTGGGTTTTCACCGAGTCGTCGTCGTAAATACGGTCTCCTTCGTCGATGCCAATATAAAAACAATACTCGTGTTCTTTGTCGTATGTCAGTAAAAAGGTACGAATGGTTTTTTCATACAGATACGTCTCTCGATAATGGGCCCAGGATCGATTCTTGGAAGTGGAAGGAATGAGGATGGCAATTTTCATGAAATAAATAATGGGCGCTAATAATAAAAAATGGAGAGACAATTTCTATATCGTTTTCCGTATGGCATCGGATGGTTATTGTGGATGGCCTGGATCCTATGGAAGAAGCCAGTGTCGATCACTCCCTCTTCTCTCGTCTTGCATGGGTTGCTTTGGACCTGGGAAGAATATGTCTTTCACCGGTGGGTGCTTCACCAATCCATGTATCCCATGTACCATTATCTGCACCACTTGAAATGGACACGTCTCTCCACTTTCTTTTCCCCTCAATGGCTCATTGTGCCGATGATCTATGTGAACTACCGCCTCACGAGTGTGTTATTTGGTAGGGAATTTGGAGAGAACAGCTTGGTATTCACACCCATGTATTATATGCTATTTGAATGGGTGCATTATAGGAGCCACTTTTCTCTTGCTTCCGACTCGGCGTGCATTGTCGCGGTCAAACAATATCATCGGCTGCATCACGTGGACGAAACCACGAACTATGGGATCACTAGCCCTTTATGGGATTGGATCGGGGACACATTGCATCCAGATATGGGTGTTTTGTCTAAGAGAGATGTGTTGCTAGGCGCATTCCCCATGCTCTGGTTCTATTCGTGCTCGACTTCAATGCAGAAAGAATAGTCGAGCCCGTTTAGATGAATTGGACTGCCAATGTCGTCCACGAGCTGGACATTGAACTTTAATAGATCGATTTTTCCAGAGTAACTACGTCGGTCCGTCAAGAGAAGGCCGTTTACATTGTTGGCCGTAAGAATGGAACCAAAGGGGAAGGCGGTGGGACAAAAGGAAATCTTGGCAATGATGTTTTTGCGAACGAGAGAAGAGGGAAGAGGGCCGGAGAACGAATTCTGTGTTCCTTTGCTGAATTCGTCCATCACTAAATAGGCATACCGAATCCCCGTCAAATCCTGGAAATTCTCCGATACAATAGAGCTGGATCGAGCAATGGTGTAGCTCGGACAACGAAACCCGAGTGCCCAACCCAGCTTTCTCTTGAAATTGTTCTTGTCCATGGTACCGTCTGGGTTGACGTCGAAATTGATGGAAACGGCGGTCGTACCACTGGTATCCAGAATGCTCGTCTTGTTTCCTGTCGCAGAGAAGGTAAGAGGAATCCGGAGGGCGACGAGAGATGTGTTGATGGCCGAAATGAGTGTCGCGCTTGTATAATTGTCGCCGCTGACTGAAACCATGGTCGATACCGCACCGATTTTCACATTGAAAAAACAGTTGCCCAAATCGGGGGAAATGTTGTAAAACGACATGGGAATTTCGGCATTGCGTACGGAAATCGTTTTTACCTCGGTGATTCTCTCGGGGAGAGAGATGTTGCAAACGGCGGCCGAATCGGTATTGTAGAAAGAATACTCCTCTCGATATTTCGTATCAATGTTGATGTACTTGCGTTTGACGGGTTTGTTTACATTGGTCATAACCATGTGACTTCCATATTGCTTCACTTGTGGATCTAGAAAGAGCGAGTTTTTATCGTCTGCTCCGTATTTGCTCATGTATAAGCTATAGAGAGAATTGTATTTGTTTTTGGACGTGGTGTGATAGAATTCGTAAAAATGGATTTGAAAACATGGATCCAATAAGTATAAAATTGATGTCGTCTCCCATTTATTGTATATACTGCCATCATCACTGGAAAATACAGAAAGATTACGAAAAACATATCCATTGCTGCGAGTACTTTTATAATTTGCGAAAAAACCCGCCACCTGAAATGGACGACCACGGAATCAAATTGCCCACAGTAAAAGAGCTGTATCGCTTGGTACAAGATCTCTCGTATCGGCTCGATCGTAGCGAGAAAAAAGTGGCTAAACTAGAGGCGCAATGGAATACACGACAAAAAAAAGTCATTTTAGAATGGCTGAATCAACCTAGTCAATTGCCGGAAACCACGTTTGAAGATTGGTACCGAGAGATGGATGTGGAGGAACGCCATGTGCTGAAAGTGAGAGAGCGGGATTTGACGACGGGAATGCAGGCAGCCATCGAAGATTTCTTGCAATCGGACAAGACACCGCGAATTCCGATCCGGACCTTTACCCAAAAACCGAACTTGGTCTATGTGTATTCGAAAGTGTCGGGCACACCGACTCCCTTGACGGAACCCAAATGGCGTATCATGAGCAATCCGCAAATGGAAGGATGGGTTCTCCATCTCTCTCAATTGTTCTTGCGTGAGTTCTTGAAATGGCAGAAGAAACAGGAATCGAAGGAAGACGAAGACGAGAGAGACGCTGACCGGGAAATTCTCTTTATGATGAAAATCAATGGCACGCATACGTCGTCGGAAAAGAGAATGGGAGAGATCAAGAAATGGGTGTTTTGCAAGTTGGAAGAAAATTTAAGGGCCATCATGGATTGCGAATTCGAATAATGAGGGAGGGTAAGTTTGTAAAAATTGATTGGATGGTTGGTCTTTTTCTCTCGAGAGATATATTTCCCCCCTCCCCTCCTGAAGAAACCATGAATCGAACTCCTCCTGACTATTTGGCCAAATTAAATGCGCATGAACGCGATCCCTTTATCGAATTTGACGAAGGGCCGCATATTTACACGGTACACGGAGAAGGCGGGTATACGTCGGTTACTACTTGGAACCATTCCCATTTCTCTCACTTTGATGCCGATGGAATCATTGATAAGATGTTGAAGAGCCGGAATATGCAGAATCCGACGTATAAATACTATGGCATGTCGAGAGAAGACATCAAAGCGGCGTGGGATAAGAATCGAGATGCGGCGGCCAGCGCAGGAACCCAGTTGCATTATGATATTGAGTGTTATTGGAATCAGGAACCTGCGCAAAATGACAGCGTGGAGTACGGATATTTCCAGAATTTCGTCCGTGATTTTTCCGAATTGAAACCATATCGTACAGAATGGATGATTTATTATGAAGAATTGAAACTGTCCGGGTCCATTGATATGGTCTTTGAAAACCCCGATGGTACGATCCAGATTTATGATTGGAAGCGGTGCAAAGAGATTTCATACGAGGACCGAAAATGCGCCGTTACGCCTTGCATTCGCCACTTGCCCGATACCAATTTCTGGCATTATGCCCTCCAACTCAACACCTATAAGAAAATTCTGGAAACGAAATACGACAAGAAAGTGACCGGTTTGTATTTGGTTTGTATGCACCCGGAGAATCCGTATAAGAATTACGAGAGAATCGAGGTTCCGTTTCTGGATGCGGAACTGGAAGCGTTATTTGCATATCGCCGTCAACAGGTAGAAGGGGTATAAAAAGAAGTCTTTGTGTGTATGTATCTAGTAACCATGTTTTACGCTCTTTTTTCTTTTTTGCGATCCATCTGGTTGTATTGGCTGGGATCGATCTTCCATCGAGAGACGCCGACTCCGAAACCGGTAAAATATTCGCCGCCTTCTCTTTTGCAGATGGAATTGGAATACGAAGAAAAGAAAAAACAACGATTCTTGCAATCGTTCGAAAAGAACGAAGCGGGGCATTCTTCGAACATTGACCCCGTCTTTTATGATAAGAAGAAATTGGCGGACATTCTCTCCACGGAAAGCAACGAGCTAGAGAAGGCATGGAAACGTCGTGTCTTGATTGAAACCACGCCACGTGGTAATATCATCATGTATTATGACCCGTTCAAGCAGGCATTTTCCTATTACTCCGATACTACATCGATGCCTTATGCATTGACGAATGCCGTGGCCATGAAATACGTCTTGGTATACAAGTGTCGCGATTTTTTCTTGGACGATTCGATCGTGCCGAAGGAGCATCTCTCGTCGTTGGGGGCGAAAGACGAAGACCCCGCGACCAAAAAACCCAAGGAATTTAAAGCAAGTGGTCCCTTCATCAAACCCAAAACGTATCACCAAGTCTCTTCCAAGACGGAAGTGGCGGAAAAAATAACGAACCGGTTTGTGCATTTGGGAAAAACCCGGAATTATATGATGTTACCTGCGAAAGTAAAGGTGAACGAAAACAACGGGTTTTCTACCACGCTTTTGTCGTTCAAGAAGTTGAGTTATTCGGATTACAAGCAGCAGCAGAATCCGTAATGTGTTGTGTTTTTTTCCATTCGAGGAACCCGTTGCTTTTTTCTAGATCGAAGGACATGCCAAGATGGTCTTTTGCAATGAAATAGGCTTTTTTTTCTTTGGGAGTGAGAGATGCTAGATAGAGTTGTCCGAATGGAGACTCGGTATCGGTGGACCCTTGAATGGAGGTCATGTTAAGAAAATGATTCGAAAGGGTTTATATTCCTTTTGCATCATTTTGGATCCGGGGGGTTCAATTTTTGCCACCTCTACGCCAAGATACCACATGCAAATGACGTGTTTTTCGTGTTGTTGACGGGCTTTTCGTTATACTTGACACAAGACTTGTTTAATTTGCGCAAATACTCGGCGCCAGATAAGGCCCCGACCGGATCCTTCGTTATCGTGGAAGCCGTTTTCGACCAAAGTTGGTAGTTTTTGGCTCCGGCAGTAACACAGGTTTGACATTTTTTAATGACTTCGGTAGTTTTATCCGTGTCGCATGCCAAGGTAGATCGGGCGAGAGAATCGATATAGTCCCCTTGATCCAATGTGTTTTGCGTAGCGTCTGGCTTGACACGCGCATATGGGTAGGGTCGTCGAATCCATCGGTGTTTGGTCATGAGCATACCATTCGTGTCTAGCACGGACGACTTGACGACATGGTTGTTTTCTAAAGTAGACATGTCGGGAGATCGTTTGATGTTGCATATTGGGTATGTACCACAGCATCCGCCATGACCACGTAAAGTGGATCCTCGAGCTAGACTACGAACGAGTGTACGCGAGAGACTGGTTTGCCCGACAAACCCTTGGCTTCGATGTGTTCCGTTGAGGGAAAAGGCGGGCATGCCGACACTCATGTTGTTGTATTGCGCCTGTGTTTTTCTCTTGAGTACGACAATGGACATGATTTACGTATATCTTAATGGTCGATATTATTGGGTTCTAATTACTAGGGCGATAGTTGAAGGTAATGCTGGTATCTGGGTTGATGGAACTGTTGTAAAATTTGGGGGTCACTACACGGAGTTGGTCGTTTTGCAATAAGTGAATGGTGTTGGGACATACGACGGGGCCATATCGCGAGTTGGAAGAGAGACCGTATACGGTGGTGAAGATGTCTGAAGTGCCCACAGTGGGGTACCAAGTCGAGATGGGATTGTTGTTCATCACATTGTAGGTAATGGGACTGGATCCCGTTCCACCCAAGAGGATGAATTTCGTGTTGTAACAGGCGGTGTTCACCGTCGTCAAATTAGACTGAATGACGGATCCGTTATACGACGTATCGAAATTCAGTGTACTAATACTTGCCGTGTTGGAGAGATAGGAAATGGACCCGTTGTTTGCCACGACAATATGGTTGTTCCCGTCAAAGGCGGAACCAGTGACGAGACCCGTTCCGAGCCCAAAAAGGGTGTTGTTCACGTTGGCACCATTGATGTATCCTGTGCGATTCACATTGCCGGAAAGATCCGTCATTTGATAAATGTTGAGGACGCCGAGTCCGTCTACATGGAGGAGTTGGGTGGGATGCAAGACGGTGTTCTTCAAGAGAATGGGTTTCAATGGGACGGGGTTCGAGAGAACGAGCGAACCAAACAATTGGATATCGGCCACACTTATGTAGGTGGCGCCAAAGTTGGTGGGGAATACCCACTGATAATACTGGTAGGCGGTTGAATTGGTCGAGAGATTGCATGGAATGGCCAAGTAGGGGTATTTCCAATTGTTGGTGGGATAGGAGGCAGAGGGGAACTGGACTTGGTCGAGCAAGGCCCACGTGGTACCGTCGCTGGATCCCAGCAGCGCCCACGAGGCGGGAATGGCGCTTGCATCTGCAAGGGAAAAAACCATGTAATAGTACTGGAGGGTTACCGGCGAGCCAAGTGCCAGATTCAAGTACTCGCCCGATAGGGTAGAAGATGTGTCGTAGGTCGTGGTGGTTGCGCCGGCATAGGAGCCTGTGCCCGAATACGTGGGTGTAATCGACGTTGTCCATTCCGTCAGTGTGGCATTGAAACTGCCGTCGAATGCGTATGCCGCCGTTCCGGTCGTTAAGGATTCGGTGATTGTGGCACCGGCGGTAGAGATGGGCGTCCCACTGGTAATGGCAAGATTGGGAGTCGACGTGGGTGTCCATACGGATGCATTCTTCAAGGAGGATCCGGCAGAGGTGTTGCCGCCGGAACCGTAGGCCAGCCATACGGCACCCGTCCATAGAATGGAATGGACGGAAGTAGTGAAGATCGACGAGATGCCGGAAACGGCGGTCCAAGTGAACCCGTCTGGACTGGTGGCGATGGCGCCGGCGCCCGATTGAATTCCTACCGCCACAAATACTTGGCCGTTCCATTCAATATCGTAGGAAATGGACAAGAGATTGTTGTCGGAACCCGTCCACAGGATTCCGTCGTAACTGGTGGCGCACCAATATGTACCGGATGTTCCACTGGGATCGCCAACTGCTACCCATACCTGTCCATTCCATGCCGCGCTGTAAGCCGTACCAAAGAAGGCATTGGGAATCGCCGTCCATTGAATACCGTCTGGACTGTAGGCGAGAGAACAGGTGCCCGTTCCGCAGGCGATGGTGAGAGGCGGTATCGTGGCAACACCCCTGTTTGCATTGTTACTTGCTAAGCCATTCACGACACTAAAGTTGGAAAAGGCGATATTCCGGAGAGCCGTACCGACGCCATAATATTGTTGAATCGCATTTCCACCCGAGGCAGTTCCTCCAAAGAGGTATTTCGTTCCATCATTGAGAATGGCGGAGGCTTGGTATGTGTTTGAATACAATGTGTTATTGGGGAGAATGTTGTTGGCGGAAACCAAGATTTGCGTCGACGTAGTGAGAATGGTGTTGTTTTTATCCGCATAAATGGCGGTGGGATAACCCGAGAGACTGGCGTCGACAAACATGGTCCAATTCATGCCGTCTTGACTCATGGCCACATTGTTGGAAGATGCGTCTTGCCCAATCGCGAGCCAAGTCGACCCGTTCCATACGACTTCGGTCCCTTGCACACTAAACAAATTGCCTTGCGCCGGTGTCGACCAAGTCAATCCGTCGGTACTGTACGCAATGGAATTCCTGGACACAAGAGGGACGCCAACCGCTACCCAAATGCGGCCGTTCCACTTGACATCGAGAGCTGCACTGAAAATGCCCGGGTTGGAACCGTACCAGTAGACGCCGTCTTGACTAAATGCCATGGTGTTTCCGCCGGCGCCGACGGCTACAAAATGCTGGAGTTGATCGCTCCATTGGACTGCGTTGGCTTGCGAAGAGAATGCGTAGGATCCGCGACCCGTCCAGGTGTTTCCGTCTAAACTGGTGGCAAGGGTGTTGCCTCCTGCACCGGCAGCGACCCAAACACGTCCATTCCACACCGCACCATTGACCGTGCTGGAAAAGACCGCGGCAGAATTGGCTGAACTGGTCCATGTATTTCCCTGGTCGTAACTGAATGCGATTTTCGCGGTATCTGCCAGGACGCCTCCGAACGCGAGGAGCTGGCTTTTCGGAAACGTAATGGTGTTGCGGTATTCGAGGTTTTTCTCTATATCATAAATGAGCTGGCCACTTGCGGTATAAAGAATGTTTTTTTTTGTGCCATCCATCACGTTGATGAGGGCACTGTTGCCAGAGGAAACGAGGTTGCCGCCAATCAAAAATTTGTCACCGACCGATTTTGCCAAGTATGGATTGCTGGAAGTGAGACTGGGAGGCAAGGTTTGGGAGGTCCAATTTCGGCCGTCGGCACTGTATAAGTAATTGATCGAGGCACTGATTTCGTTTCGGACAGTTAGGATAAAAAACGCACCGTTCCAATCGAGAGATAACACTTTATCATTATTAATAAACGCCGACATGATATATTATACGCAGATTTCATAAATAATAAAAATTTTTTTATTATTTATTGTGTACATGATATACCTAGTTACTGAATACAAAATAAATTCATTCCAATACATTTATGGGGCGGTAGTTCCATTTACACTGATACTTGAAGACATTCCTCCGATCGAACCCGTTGCAGATAAGGTAATGGTATACGTGGTATTTGCAGTTAATCCAGTAATTGTATATGGAGACCCAGTGAATGTTTGCATATTGACAAATGGACTCATGCATACTGTATAATAGGATGGAGCAGATGTTGGTGGGGTAAACGAAATAGTAATGGAATTATTGGTAGATGATTGGACTGCCAAATTCGTTGGAGGCGAAGGAGGAGTATTACTGGAAGACACCAAGGTTTGTATATCAGCTTGAGAGAGAACCGAATTAAATACAGAAAAATTGTAGAGTCTTCCTGAATAACTTCCATATGCATCGGTAGTCATCAAAGCAAAGTAGATAAATCCCGCGCTATTATACAAATTGTTCATGTTTATTAATGGAATCGCATCGGTGGATGTGGTTGTGGCATTCAAGTATGGACTGCTATAATTGTTTGCAGGATAAATTTGCATGTTTAATGTTGCATTATAAACGCTGGTCCAATTTAATATAGTAAAACAGTCATATATTCCATTAATAGGGTACACATTCGTAGCTGTTGGATACGATACAAATGTAGTATTTGCTCCACCGATTCCAATCTTCGTGTATAAAACATGTGTATTTGGATTTGTTCCGATTGCAACACAAGGCAGTACTTCTCCGTTCGTATATCCATTGCTGTATGTACTTCCAGATAAAAATGTTAGATATGGGGGGCTTGCTCTCACATTCATTCTATAATATATTGTACAACTACCAGCACTCGATGGATTGAATATAGAACTTTTTAAGTTCTTGGCGTAAATTACTGCACTAGTATTGCGAGTGGTTTGTCCAGTCGACGATACTCCGACCCCGTAAATATCGTATAAATATCCTTGTCCATACCCAAGGGTATAATTAGAATACGTATTGTTATTACTGTCAATTACCACTTGGGATACAGAGGTATTATATCCGGAAATATTGGTCGATCCCACCACTGTTGCTGCAGTATAAGACCGAATACCCAATGTCGAATATTGCATATTCGAATATACTGAAATCGTATAGGTGGTTCCATATGCTAGTCCGGTTATGGTAAATGGCGATCCGGAACATGTATAAGTAGATGTAACCGGATTGGTAGTAACTATGTAATTTGATACGTTGGGTGTAGTGGATGCAGTAAAACTTATTGTCAAAGAAGATGGCGTATAAGAACTAATGGTTAGATTCGTTGGTGGGTTTGCCGTGTTCCAGTTTTTACCATCGTAACTGTTTGCAATACTAATTAAGCCATTTGTCGTGTTCCCCGTTGCCACCCAGACCGTTCCATTCCAAGCAATATCGATACAGCCGCCGCTTGCATTGAAAATGGCCGCCGAGTTCGAGACTCCCGTCCAGTTCATTCCGTCACTGCTATACATGATGGTGTAATTCAATCCGTTACCACATGCCACCCATAAAACACCGTTCCAAACGACTTTTCCGATTTGCGCCGATGTTCCGTTGTTGATGAGGGAGGTTCCCGTCGCACTGTTGTTCCAGTTGAGCGCGTCGTAACTGTAGAAGAGCCCGCCGATTCCTATGCCCACATACAAGGTGCCGTTGTAAGCAATCGAAGCCAGTGTTGCCGATGGAACATTCACCGCAGAATACGCCGCGCCATCGTAACTAATCAACACATCAGAGGCATCGCTTCGTGTCGTGATCCATTTCAACCCGTCCCAAATGACGCGGCAGGGAGCGTTGGTGGAATTGTTGGATATGTCCGACCAATTGACGGTATCCGTCGTCGTCATGGTACCATAAGCCGCCGAGGTACCGCCCACGGCCAAATAGTAATTCGGCACACCTCTTCCGAAGGAATAAACAATGTTATTCGTGGTGTATCCATTGGCCGTCGCCAACACATCGATGCTTTGGTCGGTGATGTAGCCGCTGTTCGTCATTTGCCGGGAAATCACTTGGCGTGTATAGGTCATGTTGTCTTCGTAAGAAACCAGTTTCGAAAATACTTGTGGGTTTTGCTCGGGGGATCCAGTAGGACCCACGGTGCCAATTTGTGATATTAGTATTCCTGTAACTCCATTTGCGCCCGTATTTCCAGTGTTTCCGGTATTACCCGTATTTCCGGTGGTGCCGGTACTGCCGGTAGGGCCACTGATTCCAGTGAAACCGGTCGGGCCAGTGGTCGGCGGCGGGCCAATTACGCCAATCACTCCTATGACCCCCGTAAAGCCAGTGAATCCAGTGGGTGCGGTGTTGCCGGTATTGCCGGTTACACCTGTACTACCTGTTGCGCCGGTTCGACCCGTCCAGCCACTCCATCCTGTTGGACCAGTATCTGCCGTGATACCTGTTCTACCTGCAAAGGAAAACCCGATGACACCGGTAGGGCCGGTATTCTCCCTTTGTCCAATCACCCCTATCACTCCTATGACCCCCGTTACGCCGGTTACGCCAGTAATCCCAGAGAATCCAGTCGGTCCATTGGTAGCATTGGTTCCTATCTTCCCATCTATGCCGTAAGTACCGGTATTTCCGGTATTGCCTGTGTCTCCGGTGTTTCCAGTTCTACCGGGAGATCCATTTAAGCCATACATACCGGTGTTCCCCGTATTTCCAGTAGTGGTGGAGCTGGTACCAATTTTACCTAACATACCCTCGTTGCCGGTATTTCCGGTGTAACCCGTTGACCCTGTTGCTCCTGTTACGCCGGTTACGCCAGTTACGCCTGCTACGCCAGTATTTCCGGTTTCGCCGGTTGCGCCGGTGGGACCCGTTGTACCGGTGGCGCCGGTGTTTCCAGTATTGCCCGTTGTCCACAAAGATCCAGTGTAACCCGTTGTACCGGTGGCGCCTGTTGGACCCGTGTTTCCGGTATTCCCGTCGTTGCCCGTGTAACCCGTGTAACCCGTGGTTCCAGTATCGCCAGTTTCTCCGGTGTTTCCGGTATTGCCGGTAGGGCCGGTAAACCCCGTGTGACCCGTTGTACCGGTGGCGCCGGTGTTTCCGGTATTGCCAGTTGTCCACAAAGATCCAGTGTAACCCGTGGTTCCGGTATCGCCAATATCGCCAGTTGCGCCCATGATACCCGTGGGGCCAGTAGATCCGGTCGGACCCGTGGATCCGGTCGGGCCCGTCGATCCAGTGGAACCAGTGGAACCACTAGAACCCGTGTAACCAGTCGTACCGGTGGAACCGGTAGAACCTGTAGGACCTGTTGGACCCGTATCTCCGGTTGGACCTGTGGGACCCGTTTCTCCAGTGGGACCCGTTTCACCAGTGGATCCGGTAGATCCGGTTTGACCCGTGGATCCGGTCGGGCCCGTGGAACCGGTTGATCCGGTGTAACCCGTGGAACCGGTCGCGCCAGTGGATCCTGTAGGACCCGTTTCTCCAGTGGAACCCGTGGAACCTGTAGGACCCGTAGGACCCGTCGATCCGGTGGAACCCGTTTCACCAGTGGAACCCGTCGATCCGGTGGAACCCGTTTCTCCCGTCGGACCTGTGGAACCGGTGTAACCCGTGTAACCTGTGTAACCAGTGGGTCCAGTAGAACCCGTCGATCCAGTTTGACCCGTGGAACCTGTATCTCCAGTTGGACCTGTGGAGCCCGTGTGACCTGTTGGACCCGTCGCACCTGTGGAACCGGTGGATCCTGTATCTCCAGTTTCGCCAGTGGAACCAGTGGAACCCGTGGATCCAGTTTCACCCGTGGAACCGGTGGAACCCGTGGAGCCAGTTTCACCCGTGGAACCCGTGGAACCCGTGGAACCGGTCGATCCAGTCGATCCGGTCGGGCCAGTAGGACCCGTTGATCCAGTGGACCCCGTGTAACCGGTCGATCCGGTCGGGCCCGTCGATCCAGTGGAACCGGTTTCACCCGTGGGACCCGTGTCGCCTGTAGGACCCGTGGGACCCGTCTCACCTGTTTCGCCAGTGGGTCCGGTGTAACCCGTGGAACCCGTTTCACCGGTGTAACCCGTCGCGCCCGTGTTTCCGGTGTTGCCCGTTGGACCCGTGGACCCCGTGTTTCCTGTGGCTCCTGCAGCGACGACTGGACCCATAATACCCGTAGGCCCGGTTCTACCTGTCGGACCGGTTGCTCCTGTCGCACCCGTGTTTCCTGTGGACCCCGTGTTGCCGGTGTTGCCGGTGGAACCCGTAGTACCCGTGTTTCCTGTGTTGCCTGTACTACCGGTGGATCCGGTCGGGCCAGTCGGACCCGTGGCACCCGTTTCTCCAGTAGGACCCGTAGGACCTGTGTCTCCAGTCGGACCGGTAGGACCCGTGGCACCCGTTTCACCTGTCGGACCCGTTTCACCCGTTTCGCCAGTAGGACCCGTAGGACCCGTGCAACCTGTCGCGCCGGTATTCCCTGTGTTTCCGGTGTTGCCCGTGTCGCCCGTGTTGCCGGTGTTGCCAGTAATACCAGTGGGACCCGTAGGACCCGTGGAACCCGTTGGACCGGTTTCGCCTGTAGGACCCGTAGGACCTGTGTCTCCAGTCGGACCGGTTGGACCCGTTTCGCCGGTAGGACCGGTTTCGCCTGTCGGACCCGTGGAACCCGTGGAACCCGTTTCTCCAGTAGGACCCGTTTCACCCGTGGAACCCGTGGCACCTGTTTCACCTGTAGGACCCGTTTCACCCGTTTCTCCAGTAGGACCCGTGTCTCCGGTAGGGCCCGTAGAACCGGTGGAACCGGTTTCCCCGGTCGGTCCTGTGTTCCCCGTGTTTCCGGTGTTCCCAGTGACACCAGTGTTCCCCGTGTTTCCCGTGTTCCCAGTTATACCCGTTTCACCCGTTTCGCCCGTGGGACCCGTTTCACCCGTGGGACCCGTGTCTCCCGTGGGACCCGTAGGACCTGTTTCGCCGGTAGGACCGGTTTCTCCTGTAGGACCCGTGGAACCCGTAGGACCTGTTTCTCCTGTTTCTCCCGTGCAACCCGTAGGACCGGTTTCGCCGGTAGGACCCGTGGAACCCGTGTTCCCCGTGTTTCCGGTGTTTCCAGTGTTGCCCGTGTTCCCCGTGTTGCCGGTGTTTCCAGTGTTCCCCGTGTTGCCAGTGTTCCCAGTATCTCCGGTTTCTCCTGTAGCACCGGTGTAACCCGTAGGACCCGTGAAACCTGTCGGGCCAGTTTGGCCAGTAGGACCGGTAGGACCGGTGGAACCCGTATTCCCTGTATTTCCAGTGTTGCCCGTAGGACCTGTGGAACCGGTTTCGCCAGTGGATCCCGTGGAACCTGTTTCGCCTGTAGGACCCGTCGAACCCGTAGAACCGGTCGAACCCGTAGAACCGGTCGAACCCGTGTTCCCCGTATTCCCGGTGTTGCCGGTTTCGCCCGTAGGCCCCGTAGGACCCGTTTCGCCAGTGGCACCTGTGGAACCCGTGGCACCGGTGGATCCGGTCGGGCCCGTTTCGCCAGTGGCACCTGTGGAACCCGTGGCACCCGTGAATCCGGTCGGACCCGTTTCGCCAGTGGCACCGGTCGCACCAGTGTCTCCAGTAGGACCGGTAACACCCGTATTTCCAGTTACGCCCGTGTTGCCGGTGTTGCCCGTATTCCCGGTATTGCCCGTGTTTCCGGTGTTTCCTGTATTGCCGGTGTTGCCAGTGTTGCCAGTGTTGCCGGTGTTTCCGGTTTCTCCGGTAGACCCCATCGATCCAGTGGATCCAGTAGGACCCGTGTTGCCCGTGTTTCCAATAACACCCGTCGATCCGAGTACCCCTATGGATCCGGTCGGACCCGTGGTGCCTGTTTGACCGGTGGCGCCCGTCGCACCGAATTCACCTGTGGAGCCAGTCGGACCCATGGAACCCGTCGGTCCAGTCGGCCCCGTGTTTCCGAATAACCCAAGGAAACCCGTGTTTCCAGGCAATCCTATGGATCCACTTGGTCCCGTCGTATTGGAAGATCCAGTCCATCCGGTTGCACCCGTGGGTCCGATGCCCGCGTCGATACCCGTGTTTCCGGTGTTTCCGATTTCTCCCACCCTACCAGTCCAACCGACATACCCCTCGTTTCCTGTCAGCCCAGTTGGGCCAATGGGACCCATTTGACCATCGCTACCCATATTTCCTGCTAACCCAGTGTTGCCCGTGTTTCCAGTCGGACCCTTTTCACCGGAAGGCCCCCTCGGACCCGTAACACCCGTATTCCCAATGGCACCCGTATCACCGGCTAACCCGGGGGATCCTCTCTCGCCCATGGGCCCATTCGGACCCTTTGGTCCACTCGGCCCAGGAGTTATTTCGGCTGGAACACCGGGTACGATTTCAGATCCGATTATGGTGGCCGAAGTGGAAGTGGCTTGTATAAAAGTAGTGTTGCTGTTGGTTACACTGGCAGAGTATAATGCAGTGTTAATATAGCCCAGGTTTTGCAAGTTTTGTAAGATTTTATTTCCGTCGGGATACCAGCCAATCAAGACACCCAAGGTTGCCGTCACCTTGATTTGTTGAATGGCGCGCGATGTGGCGGAAAGAACGTAATCGCGGAACTGAGAGAAGGAAGTGGTACCATCTGTCGTTGGATCGGGTAATGCCAAGGATCGAGTCGCAATCAACGTAAATGATACAATGGTAATGTTACTCGGTTGAATGAACGTTTTGATGATCCCGTTTGATGCAGCCTCTGAAAAGGTCGATGCCAATACATACAAATCGGCCGCACTCAATTGCAAATTGCCGTTGCTGTCCACATACGCATTTGTAGCGTTAAAATTCACGGAAAAGTTGACAATCAGCTGTGTTCCTGGTGCGTAAAATTGCGCAGCAGAAAGGTTTTCCAGACGAATCAACAAGGGCACTTTCACCACGCGTATAATTTGATCACTGGTTACCGTGGTCGTCTGCGAATAATTCCCATTTACGTAGTCGCCGCTATGTTGTGCAACGAACGATTCCCCCGATGCGGTAATGCCCACATTCTGAATAGGGTCGTCTGTGTTTGTAATGGTACACACCAACGTTACTTGGGTGCCGGTCGGTACGTAAATCAAATCGTCGTAAATGAATCCATTCTCGATATTGTTGCCCGTTTGACCCGGGCGATTTCCAAACGGATTGTATTGATTGGCAAAACGCAAGAGAGCATTCACGTGCGAAATATCGATCCCGCCCATCAAGGTCTTTATATACGACCCATCTGGCTGAACTTGCTGGTAATTCATCAGATTCAGCAGCGCACTTGCATCAAAGACGCCTCCATTGATATCAATGTTGCTTTGAATCGTAAAGAGGGAATCGAACCCGTCTGGGTACCCAAAATAGGCATTCAAAAAGGACTGGAAATCCGCGTAAAGGGTCGTGTATCGTCCTACGGAAATGACTTGGCTCGTGACCATTCCGCCTAGAAATTCAATCGCGCTGAGAGAAATGTCGTTCACCGGGAAAGAGTTGGTGCTACTGTTGTAAGAAGTCTCGGTAATGACCAAGTTGGATGCGTCTTTTAAAAGACCTAGTTTTTCATTGAATACACGTACATCAAAGGCTACTTGCAAAGATTCCGTCACATCATATCGATTGATTCGTTCGTATGGAATCATGACGACATCTGGTAATCCTTGTTCCATCAAATATCCACCACTCGCGGTATACGCGTAATAAAGTCCCACATACGACGAATCCATTGGAAGGATCGGATTGGTTGGACCTGCGAATACGGGAGTACCACGATACCTCTCATTTGCAGGTGGGGGTAATGTTAGGTCCGCTAATGACCTACCTACATAATATGTATCCCACGGCATTATATATTATGTATACATTACTCGTACCAAAAATAAAATCCGTATCAAAGCCGTGCCGTGCTTTATAAATCATACAACATGGTGAATACCAGACAAAAGGAATAATTCGAATGGTTCATGTCTAATATTCGTCCGCGATCGTCGTATAGACGAATACGCAGACGTTGTATATCAACGGGTCCAAAATATTTCCGCGGCTCACTTACAATATTGAGGTCATTCTCCATCATCAAACTAAAATAACTACCATTCAGTGCGATTCTAGCTAAAATATTGGGGTTCATTATTGATTCACTGAACGCAGTAATAAAATGATTGTTTACACTGTTATTGAAGTCGTCCACGGCTAAATAAATATAACGAATGGTGGCTGGTTCGATAATCGTCTCGGCTACATAAGAGCAACTCCCATCATAGATGGGATGAATGAATCCCAAATTCCAACCGATGCGCTGAGAGATGTCGCTATTCGTGGAATTGCCATGAATATCTCTCGAAAAGTCCATTTTGATGTTGGTAATTTGACTCGACAAGACTCCGCTAGAAGACACTGTCACTTTCCCCGTTCCCGATCCAGAGGGTTGTACATTTAGACTCAATTGCACATAAGAGAACATGTTCGTGGGGTCTACCAGCTCTCCCGTCGAGGTGACTGGGCATAAAATGCCATTGATCAAGTGTACGAAATCTACCGCATTGTAATTGCCGTCTGGAATGATGAACGTATTGGATTGGGTAATCGGGGCTCCCCCGCCATTGGGTAGGTAGGTAATTTCCATCATTAAATAATTGTTTCCGTAGTAACTAGATATTCCATAAAAGGCGACGGGGATTTCAAAGGAAGAGAGTTGCATCGACACTATTTTGGTTAGTTTTATGGGCAATTGGATGGTAAAATCGGAGCTTTTCGTTGCATAATAATTGGTCCGAAACCGTGTGTCAATCGTGAGACACTTTTTTATTGTACGCGTGGCGAGAGGGTTCAATACTCCTTCGTAATACTCACTACTAAAGGTATTCACATAGGGAGTGTCGGGGCGTTTTACCAGATTGCCTTCTCTCGCGGACGCCGGTTCGCGATATTGTGTTGCGTCCAATTGGGGTACCTTGGGCAAAGAAGTGGGTTTCGGGAGATCCCCGCATTTGGCAAAAATGAGTATGTTTTTGGCTTTGGAGAGGAAGTCGAGGAGGTCGGTCCTGGATCGCTTGTCGATGTGCCCGCTTTTCAAGAGAACTTGTCTTATTTTGTATTCTTTTTGTTCGATATCTGCAGCGCTATATACTTTGTTGGCGCGCATACGGAAAAAGGCTTCTAAATCTGCTACACTATAATTTCGAATATCCAAATCCAAGTCAGCCATTTTATTATAGATTCCGATTTATGTCGGTATCCTGACGCCGCGGTATATCTCTCTTTTATAATTACGCCGATTATTGTATAATGGATCGGGGAAAACGGGTGAGCGCCATTCTGGAAGTTGAGAGGCATTCGAACATGAAATGGGAATACAATCGGGGAACGGGTCTTTTGGAACTCGACCGCATTCTCTCGTATCCGTATTTTTATCCGTATGCCTACGGGTTTTTCCCCGATACGATGGGAAATGACGGCGACGAATTGGATATGTTGTATATTACGGAAAAAGACTACCCGAATTATAATACGGTGCGCCAATCGGTGGACGGATACATTGTGGGTGCCATTTTGATGGAAGACGAGAAGGGAATGGACGAAAAAATTTTGGTGGTACCCAACGACGAAATCGACGCCTATTTACAAATGCCCAATGAAAAACGCCTACAAATCGAAGAAGACCTTCTCTGGTTCTTCTCTCATTACAAATCGAGAGATGTGAATCGTTGGAGTAAAGTGCACCGCATGGTGGATGCGTGGGAAGCGGGAAACCTATACGAAGATGCTGTCAAGCGGAACAATTTAGATCAATAATGTATATGCCATATTCGATTCGTCGTCGTCGTAAGGGGTGTTTCCAAGTGTTCAACCGAAAATCGAAGCGCATTTTTTCCAAATGTACTACGCAAGAGCAGGCAAAGAAACAGTTGCGTCTCTTGCGGGCCATTCAGTATAACAAGGATTTTGTGCCCCGTCGTCGCACTCGCAAATACAAACTCAAAACTACATAAACTATTCGGTATAAAAAACTCTAACGATTATGAATGCAGCGAGCGAGGAACAACAGATAGCGATTGATCATATAAAGCGGGGGCATAATGTGGTCCTCGATGCGGTGGCGGGTTCGGGAAAAAGCACGACGATTCTCTCCATGGCAGTCCAATTGCCCGAAAAACGTGTCTTGCAAATAGCGTATAATGCCATGTTGAGGAAAGAAGTGGAGAAAAAGCTGGAAACGGGGAAAATCGGGAACATTGTGGTTCATACATTTCATAGTTTGGCCGTTTCTTATTATCTCGATTCGGCGCATACCGATTCGGGGATACGGAAAATCTTGATGGAGAGAATACCGCCCAAGAGACCGATTCCCCCGATTGATATTCTCGTTTTGGACGAGGCCCAAGATATGAGTATTTTGTATTTCCAGTTCATGGTAAAATTCACGCTGGATATGGGCTCGCCTTTCCAGCTCTTTGTACTCGGAGACTATATGCAGGGGTTGTATGAATTCAAGGGGGCAGATATTCGGACTCTCACGTTTGCCGCGACCATTTGGGAGGGGCATTCTCTCCTTTTGAGCCCCGTGTTTCACTCTTGTACGTTGGAAATGTCGTATCGTATTACGCGACCCATGGCCCGCTTTGCAAATGAGGTTTTGCTGGGCGAAGAGAGATTGAAGGCGTGTAAAGATGGCGAACCGGTCGTTTATATACGAAACAGCCGGAGAAATTTGGAGATTGTCGTTCTCTCGCAAATCCATGCGATCTTGGCGGCGGGGGAACGACCCGGCGATATTTTCGTCTTGGGTGCGTCGGTCAAGGGAATCAATAGCCATATTCGGAAAATGGAAAACGCGTTGGTGGAGAAGGGGGTTCCTTGCTATGTCCCCATGTTTGATACGGAGAGGATTGACGAAAAAATCACGGATAACAAAGTGGTCTTTTCCACGTTTCATTCGGTCAAGGGACGCGAGAGAAAATATGTGTTTGTCATGGGGTTTGATCAATCCTACTTTGATATTTATGCGCAAAACCTGCCTTCCGATGAGTGTCCCAATACGCTCTATGTCGGCTGTACGCGTGCTACGAAGAAATTGTTTCTCTTGGAAATCGACGAGTATTCCACCAACCGGCCACTGGATTTCTTGAAGAAAACCCACTACGATATGCGGGATTCGGATTATGTGTATTTTAAAGGGATTCCGCGCTCCATCTTTTACGAGAGAACCACCGACGCGATCGAAGAGTCGTCCGCTTCGAAAAAAGACCAGTTTCATGATATTACCCCCACCGATTTGGTCAAATTCGTACCCGAATATGTCTTGGACGAAATCGCGCCTCTCTTGTCGACCATCTTTATCCAAGAGACGGAGCCGGATCCAGAGAAGGAGATACGGATTCCGAATGTGATTGAAACGTCCCTGGGATTTTTCGAAGACGTCTGTGATTTGAATGGGATTTCCATCCCTAGCATGTACTACGATTACATCTATCGTGTCTATGGAAACTCGGAGGAAAACGTGGGGGCGAACATTATGAAACACATTATTCGAGAGACGTTGAAGGACACAAAAGACGGGGAATGTCTTTATTTGAAATCCATGGTGGAAAAGATGCCGGAGGAATGTCGTAGTCCGAGCGAATACCTCTTTCTCTCGAATCTCTTTGTTGCCACACGAGAGAAATTGCTGTTTAAGTTGAAACAAATTGGGCCCGACGATTATGGGTGGCTGAACCAAGAGGATGTGGACCAGTGTATTTTGCGAATGGACGCTCTTATTCAGAAGGAACTCGCGCGTCCCTTTTCCGTCGAGTATCCCGTCATGCAATATGACATGGAGCAGGAAGTCAAGTATGCGAACGAGATCTTGGCGCCCTTTTTCCCGGGGTATGGAAAGAAGTTTCGTTTTTCCGCGAGATTGGATTTGGTGACCGAACAGTGTATTTGGGAGTTTAAATGTACCAGTTCGATTACGGTCGAACACAAATTGCAAGTGGTCTTGTATGCCTGGTTATGGAAAATCACCCATCCGGGGAAACAAACACGACAAAAGACGAGAGAAACCCGGATTTTGAACATTAAAACGGGGGAAAAATGGCTCTTGAATGCGTCGATGGAAGAATTGACCACCGTGGTAGTGGCCCTTTTGCGCGGGAAATACGAGAGAGAACCGCCCAAGACAGACGAAGAATTTGTGCAAGAATGCAGAAAGGCGATTCTCTCGACAAATTGATTTGCAAAATCAATATACAAATATCCATGCAACTTGTATATTGAACGAGCACAAATGAAAGGAATTCTAGTAAGTAAATTGGCGCATATTTCCACCATGGTGGTGGCTTCCCCCTTTTTCTCGAGAGATATGATTCCCCTGAAAGACTGGGTCTCTTCGCGGGCCTACTATTCCACCCTTCTCTCGCAAGTATTTACCGAACTGACCGATTCCTTTCCCTTGACACATACACATTTCGAATCGTTTCTCTTTTTTTTCTTTGTGTGGACCTTTCTCCGTGTCGCCAACACGCAAAATGAAGAGGTGTTTGGGCGATTGAGCGATGTAATTGAATACAAAGAAATCAAGAGAAACACGTCCACGGTTTTGTTGGTGGTCTATATTCTTTTCTGCAAAAACGTGGATTATGCGCTTTGATCCCGGTCGATCTTTCTCTCAATGTATTTTTCCACCACGTCGTAAAAGTAGTCATAGGTGAGGTTGGAAAGAGCCCGGTTTCCCATGGTGACGGAACATCCCCCCTCTGTTAAAAAAGACACATCAAACTTGCGGATGCCCTTGTCGAAACAGTACCATATCATTCTGCGAATATCGTCTTGGTTCGTTTCCGACATGTGTAAGTGGAGAGATAATTTGTATGTGGGAATGCCGAATATACGAATCGTATCGATAATGTATTTGAAATTCTCCGAGGTCAACGTCCCCATGGTATCGGAGAGACAAATCTCGCTGAAGTCGTAATGGGTATGATAATATAGGATTTCGCGGACGATAAAATCATGGTCGATTTTCCCCGTAAGAGGGCATTCGTCAATACAGGATATATAGAGTTTGCGATGATGTGTTCGTTGATAACAATTGAGTGTCTCTTCCATGTCTTTTAATTCTCGCTTCACTTCGTCAATTGTTTTTCGCGTGTTTTTCACCTGGAATGCATTCGAGACGGAGGTGATGAAGGAAAAATGGTACATACCGGAGAGAATCGCCTCTTTCAAATAGGCATGGTTGGGGACGAGAACAAACGGTTTGGTGTTGGATGTTTTATCTTCCAAATAGTCCATCACATATTCGTGCAAATCCACCGTGTCCGCCATGATGGGCAATACTTTGGGAGAGACGATGGATCCGATTTCCATATTGTCTGGATAATACGTGTGGAAAATCGTACGAAAAATATCGCGTTTTATATTGGTCGGATAAGAGACGGGGTTGGCCGATTGAATACCGTCTCTCAACGACACATCAAAAAGAGATGGGTTGAGAATACGATAGATGGATTTTTTCTGGGGGCACTGTAAAATACGAGTGAGTGTCGACATTCCTGGATATACAATAGAGTCATGTAGCATTTAATTGGTTTTATATACCGAAATAAAATATATCCAGGTTTGTTCTGGATATATTTTGATAGCCTTCGTCGGGGTTCGAACCCAAGACCTCTCGCTTACGAAGCGAGTGCTCTACCAACTGAGCTACGAAGGCATATTATACACTACCTAGATGTATTTTTTTCACAAAACAAACGAGAGAATCCTAACGTGGGTTTTTTACTAGATTCATCAATTCTCCGTACTTCATACGAATCAAATGGTTCAAATCGTCCACCAAGAGAATACGGTCGCGCTTCAATATATCCGCCCCTTCGCGAATGAGTTCTCTCGATTGTCTCAAAATAAATTCGGCATAGGTATGCGCCGAAAGAAGCAATTCGTTCACTTCCTCGTCTATTTTCTCCTTGTATTTCTCGCTCGTACGGGGATAGATAAGATGGTCGCCCATACCATAGTACAAAATCATTCTCTCTGCCAATTTATGGGCTTCTTCGAAATCATTCAAGGCTCCGGTACTCACCGATTCTTCGTAGAAAATCTCTTCTGCGATTCTGCCTCCAAGCAAAATCATCAAGTGTTCAAAGAGCGATTCTCTCGTGTGAATGTTTTCCGTATTGGATTCAAACACGGTGTATCCCGGACTGGTTGGCGCCGAGAGATTGATGATGACTTTGCGCATTTTCGCATGATTCTTGGCGACACAGGCGAGCACGGCATGACCCATCTCATGAATGACAATATGGTCAATGATGGAATCGGTGAATTTATGCTCCATGGGCTGCCATCCCACCAACATACGGTTCATGATTTGTTCAATGTCTTTCTTGGAATACGTCTCTCGATTCGACCTTAATGCATAGAGAAGAGCCTCGTTCAATAAGTTTTCGATTTGCGCACCGGAAAATCCCGCGGTTTGCTCCACCAAATCCTCCACCAAGATGGTCTCATCCCCCGGTTTTCCTTGACAATGAATCTTCAGAATGGAACGGCGGGTTGATTCATCCGGCATCCCAATAAAGATACGTTTGTCGATACGCCCGGGGCGTAACAAGGCGGGGTCCAAGAGATCCGCGCGGTTCGTGGCCCCCACGAGAAAGACGCCGGTGGTGTTCTTGAACCCGTCCAAAGCAACGAGCAATTCATTGAGAGTGTTGTCTCTCTCCGATGTGGCGCTTTCTTTTTCTCCCGATCTCTTGCGACCGAGTGCGTCAATCTCGTCAATAAAAACGATGCACGGAATATTCTTTTTCGCCAGTTCAAAGAGTTCTCTCACTCGCGATGCTCCCACCCCCACATACATCTCTTGAAACTGCGACCCGGATACGGGAATGAAGGCCGTTCCTGCTTCCCCGGCTAGTGCTTTGGCCAAGAGGGTTTTCCCCGTTCCAGGAGGACCTTCCAAGATGAGGCCTTTCGGTATACGCACATTGTATTTCGCGTACTTGGTGTGGTTTTTCAAAATGTCAATACACTGATCGAGCTCCAATTTGATGTTCTCGTACCCCCCTACATCGCGAAAAGAAAGGGGCGATTTGGTAATGACTTCGAAATGTTCCGACTTTTTCGGCCCGGAATCACCCACCGGTTGCGCGCGGGGGCGACTATTCTGTTGCTGTTTGAAAAAAGAGGGGATATTTTCTACATCCATTTCCTCTTCGTCGAACCCGTTGGCATTGATGATGATTTGTAGACCATTCAACCGAGTTTGGTTGGATCGAGATGTTTGACGAAACGGTTCATATATCTCGTACACGTCCGTATTCGAAAATCGCGACATGTTTTTCCCATTCAAATGGCGTAAATATTGTTCGACGTATTTGCGTGAAAGGGGATATTTGCCGTGGGTCATCATGAGAGGAACCGGGGATCTCCACACCGAAGACGAAATATGGAATGCGAGAGAAGGGAGCAGATAGCATCCTGTTATCAAATAGAACCACCACCCTGACATTTTTCATAAGTAGGATAAACAGGATCGCTTTATGTTGATTGTGTATATCCCATCCTTCTCTCCATTTCCTTGTCCACATTGGACCAAATCAAATCCTGGGTTTCCGGTGGCAATCGGATCGTTTTTTTTGTATACTTGACATGAAAGATTCCCTTGTATTTTTCAATCCGAACGAGAGAATCCGTCTTTCGAGTGAGATGAAACCGGTCCGCGATCGTGTTTAGTGTGGCTTCGTAATCATCTCTCGCATCTTCATATCGAAGAAAATATGTATGCGGGTATTGTTTCGGCACTTCATCCAAGAGATAGGCGGATTTCATGGTTCGCATTTCAAAGATGTTCTTATATCTCTCCTTTGTCTTCCAATTACGGTCTTCCATGATTTCCGTGTTGGCTCGTATACCATCTTTGTACACACTATACCATTCATTGGAGAGAAATCTACGCACCAGACAAATGTTCTCGGGAGGCACATGGTGTGGGTTTTTTAGAAAACTATCGATCCAATCGATGGGGTGACGAATCATACAAATTACCAAGAGTTCGTCGGGGGAAATGGCGTCGAACCTATCAAAATCAATCTCTTCTTTGGTCTTTGGGAGAGATGATGATTGCCGAAAATCGCGGTTCCCGAAAAAGTGTTTTTCGCCCTTGACATAAGTAATGTTCATGTTTTTTTCGATGGCGTGTTGGACAAAATGGGTTCCTGTACATCTCTCGCCCAATATGGTGAAATAACGGATTTTCTCCATCGTATATCGAGGGTATATATATAGATACTATCTAAAAAAATAAAGAAAAATCAATCCATACGAAGAAGGAATGTTTCCCATCTCTCGATTTCCTTGGTTGGAAGACGTGTTTTGGATAACATGGTCATGAATCGGTCGCGAAATTCGGCGGGAACTTCCTGGTTCGCCAAGATGCCTTCTTCGTACATCAAAATCGAAGAAAGCCCGAACGAATAGAGATCGTGATTTGCCTTGTCCAAGTGAGAGAGCCGGGCCAATGTTTTTTTGGAATCGGGAAAATGTGTCTCTCGTTCCGCCTTTTCGGCAGTTTGCTTGGCCTCGTATTCCGCAATGCTGGTTTGAATGACTTTATCCATTTGGTCTTCCCATTCGTAGGGGATCGACGGTGGGTCCAACAATCTCTCGCATATGACCTTGTCGGCCGGTCGTACATCGTCGTCGGAATCCATTTCATGGAGAGACTTGGATCGATGTATTTATTTGGGTAATACATAGTTCTTTTATGGAAATATGTATTTTATGATTCGATTTCCAGTTTCGACCCGGCAGCCTGTTTGGCCAGTTTGCGGTTGCATCCACGTTTATGGGCAGCCAGACCTTTCAGTGTACCTACATGGAATTCGTTGCACAAGTCGCAAGTAAATCCTTGTTTTTTGCAGGAGGAATAGCGGGTGGATAGAAATTTGTCGAGAGATGTGAACTTTAAATCGTCCACTTGCGACAAGATCTTTTTGTAATTCTCTTTGAGTGTATTGGAAATGGTTTCTTTTTGCAATACGAAATATTGATGTTCGCGGTTGATATCGTCGAGCACTTCTTTGGGCACCGAATACTTGGTTTCGGTATTGAAATATAAATCGGACAGTTTTTCCGAGATGGAGTCAATCATATCCACGGCCATTTGCAATTTATCTGCGGAATATTCCATTTGATGAATAAAAATGAGAATCCGATTTCCAGTAATATCAATGTGATAGTTGGGTTTGGATGTAATACCCGTAAACTGAGAGATGAGAATCCCGTGGCATGATTTGTCTTGGCTGGATTTCACGAAGGATTTTATTTCGGATACATGAATGTTGCGGTCTTTCGTAGTATGCTGTTCTATGTAGATGGGGGTATACGATTTACGGTGGACAATGTATCCGGTGTCTTCGTGGGAAACCGAGGCAGTTTTGAACAATTGAGAGATAAGAGTCTCGAGTGGATGCGATGTGTTGGATTTGCTGAATTCTTGCAACACATCATTGATTTCGTAGAAAATGCGGTAATAGGATAGTGCGCCTTCGTCACTTGTGCCGGATTGAATCGTGCGAATCGTGGTTTCGATTTGGGACTCTTTGGAGGTCAAATAGTCCGTCAACAATTGTTGAATCGACTGTATCATGTGCGCCGAATTGCTCTCGAAATTGACAATGTATTCTTTGGTGAGGGTTTTCCCCGTTTCCGAGTCGTATTTCGAGATAATGGAATCGATGTTGGCATGGATGATTTTCTGAAATTGTTTGCGAATCATGGTTGCCTGTTCGAAAAGGGTGCATCCATTTCCCCTTATTTTCGAGAGAGGCGATAACATGCATTCTATTTTACGCATCAATTCCATGTTGTTTTCAACCAACAAAGATTTGTTGGGGTCGTCGATACTGCTGAGCGACCGGAATTCGCGAATATAATCCGTCTTTGCTTCGATATACTGAGTAATGATTTGCTTCGAGAGAGAATGGATGGTATCTTTGATTCTTTTTTGGTATTTTTCGAGCTCGGATGTTTGGTGTGATTCGTTTCCATTTTGTTTGGGTGCAACAATAGAAAGCCAATCGCCATCTCCGCCTTTTGGTAGAGCGTTTTGCATCAATTCAATCAAGAGAAGATTGGCGGATTCGATATTAATGTGCGGATTGGATTCATAGAAAGAAACCACCGTCGGATGAGAAATAGTAAGCTGTTTACCCAAAAGATTTTGCATCGTAATTATGTACAAATGTATATACTACAAATATATACATTTTATGTTATTTTTACGAATGATACTTGTGATTATGGTGTCGCATCACTAAATGGAGGATCGTATATATATCAAACCGCAAATGTATTTTTTTGGGTTACAATTCTGATTTTTGTGAATTTTACGCGAGTTTAAAAATGACCGAGGTGGCCACAATTTGGGGAGAAGCGGAACCCGACCCCGATTGGCCATTCAAGTGGATGACGGGGGCAAACGAGGTATGGTTTCGGAAATTCACAACGGCGGCGGTACCAATTGGCGAAAAGGGGGTCGTCAAGTACAATATGTCTGCGGGAGCAATGTAGAAAATGGAACTACTTGAATTTTGCGCGGAACCGGTAGGAGAACCCACGATTGTACCTGGAATCAGATTGTTGTTTAAGAAGGTGGAGAACTGACACGCTTCTTGGTGGTAGATGTTGAAATACATATTGTAGTAACCTGGTGCCCAAATAAGAACGTCTCCTGAGGGAGCGTCCAAATAACAGTCGCCTTGTATTATAGATGCACTGTCAAATACGACATTGTCTTCAGGTAAGAGTGTTTGATCGGAAGTTCGGTCTATATGTATGAAGGTGGGCGAGAACTGGAATACGGGGCCCGTGGGACCGGTTTCTCCCTGGTCACCCTTGTCACCCTTGTCACCTTTTTCACCAGTGGGACCCATTTCACCCTGGTCGCCCTTGTCACCCTTGTCACCAGTGGGACCGGTTTCACCAGTGGGACCCATTTCACCCTGGTCGCCCTTGTCACCTTTTTCACCAGTGGGACCGGTTTCACCAGTGGGACCCATTTCACCAGTGGGACCCATTTCGCCCTGGTCGCCCTTGTCTCCTTTTTCGCCCGTAGGGCCGGTAGGACCGGTCGGTCCAATGTCACCTTGGGGGCCCATGGGGCCTATGGGGCCGGTAGGGCCCGTATGACCACAATCTCCCCGAGGGCCTTTTACACATTTTACGCATCCATCTCGACCATCACGTCCATCTCTTCCATCTCTTCCATCTCTTCCGTCTCGACCATGATGGATACAGTCTGTTTCGGAATTACAGTCCATTTCGTTGTAAGACCCGTCATGATGATTCGAATGATTGTTGTGATCCATTTCATTGTAAGAACCGTCGTATGGATTATCCGACGGGTCCGTGTAGTCGTTCGTGTGTGGGGGGCTCATGGTGGATTGTCTCCTTACATTACACTCCAATGTTATTTTTTACCAATTATTTGACTAAACCCACACCATATATGCAGTGGTCCGGTATCGTATGGTACAAAATCCAGTTCTACCGTAAAATACAAATGTGATATTGGATGTACCCTATGCCGTTTTTTACAACTCAGACATGTCAGTAAAGCATTCATTGCTGGTAGAATGTACATTGTACCCATGTTTTTCTAGGTTCGTAACAAATAGATCATTGATTTCTTGGCTTTTGCAAAAAGGGTCTTTTTTGTGTTTCGTATAGAGGATAGGAATGAGAGAAGGATGTTCCATTTTTGTATTGGGACTTATTAGAAATAACTTTACATTTTCTAGATTTGGATGAATAGCCAAAACAGAATTTATAAAATTATCTATTTCCGCGGTATGATAATGAATATCATTCGATTCAAACCGAACAAATAATATGTTTTTGCTGGATTTTATCGTATCTACCAGTCTGTCTCGCCGTCTTTTATAAATATCCATAAACACCTCGGGCGTGTAATGCTCGGAATAAATACTGTCCCCCATGAAAATATATTTGCCGGACGTTTTAATAATATCGGTATCTGTATTGTTACCGATCTTTGTTAAAATATCCGTAATATGATTCAAATGGGGAGAAACAAACCATTCAAATAATGTAGTGTATTTTTTAAGTTTCGCATTTTGCAACAAAAACGTAATGTTGCAAGTTTGTCCAATCGGAATAATACAATCGAACATATATAGTATTGTAATACTTAAACTATTCCGAAAAAAACGAATCATTTGTAGCCTCTCATTGTATGCGATGAGAGATAATGATGTTTTGAAAAAGGCGTAATAAAATACATATAACTTACACGCATAAACGTTTCGTTGTGTTATTCAAATAATACAACGAACGAGAGAAAATGGAATCTTATGTTGAATTGAAAAAAGTGATTTTATATGTGAAAACCGGTACGGTTTTGCCGGAAATTCTCTCGGATTTATCCCCCGAAGAGACGGAATTGGTTCTATTGGTGGGATGTTTGTCTCTCAGTGAAGCAAAACAAAAGCTGGGAGAAATCACGAATCGCGACATATTGCAAGAGATGAGTCATGAATACGAAACGCGGCTTCGAGAGACGGAAAAAGAATTGTTTTTCCAAAAAGAACAATTGCGCTTGATGGAAATGGAAAAAGAACAGCAAATACATAACCGAATCACGCAATCGAGAGACATTTTTGATTCCTTGTTGGCGTCTTACCAGAAAGAGCGCGACACGATGCGCCGAAAAATAGATGAATTGGAATCTGAAAATGAAAAGTCGAGAGATATCTCTCGACAAACGGTTCAAACCGAGGCGATCCAGTTGGTAAAACGCGAATTGGATACCATGAAACAGATATTGGCGGAAAAAGAGAAGCAAAACATGAATTACAAGGAGATGTTCGAGAGAAGTATGCAGAAAGTGGATGGACTCACTCAAAAACGGGATGTGGCGTCTATCGGAAAGATCGGCGAAGGCAAGTTTTTAGAGCTGGCTCTCTCGACCTTTCGCGATTTTGACGGATTCCAAATCAAAGAAGTGTGTACAATCGGGGGATTGGGAGATTTCCATTTACAATTCAAGGAAATGACCATCTTGGTCGATTCGAAATTGTATTCGAATAAAGTAAATAGTACGTCAAGAGACAAGATAAAACGCGACCTAGTGAACAATGAACATATCCAATTTGCTTGGTTGGTATCCATGGACACGTTTGTCGACCGGTTCGACAAGGCTCCTTTCATGTTTGAATGGGTGAATTCGGACAAATGTGTTTGCTACATTAACTGTTTGATGAAACATGCAGAACCGAGAGAATTGCTGCGTTCGGCCTTTTATTGTTGCCAGGCGATACACAAGATGATGTCGAATGAGAATATGGAAAAGTGTGAGGTGGGTATTCTGAAAGAGCGAGAAATGCGCATGAAGGATATTCTCTCGAAATTGGTGAAAAACAATCGGGAGAGGGACACGATTCTGAATCAGATGCGTGGGAATTTCGATAGATCGGACGAGTTGGTGAGAGAAATGTTGAATGACGAGACAAACGACGTGGCCATGAATTATTACCGGGTCGTGATTGAATGGTGGAACCGGAATTTGGTGTTTGACACAGAGACACCGGAAAAGATAAAGTCGAATACGATATGGACCCAGTTTAAACGGGATCTAGGTGACGATTTGCGAGAGATGGATTATGCGAGTTTTAAAGAAGTCTTGTGTTCGTTTTTGGGGGAAGAGAAGGTGGTCCGGGGAAAGGGGAAGACGGGGGCGTTGGAGATTAGCGGGGTGGCTTGGAAAGAAAAGACGAGAGAAAGAGACGGGGAGACATGATTTGTCGTAATGCCCCATGTATCGAACCCAGACAAATGTGGTGTGTGTTCTTGGAAACGGATATAATTGATCGAAATATGGATATGAAAAGATTGCTTAATGGAAATGTACATGGACAAGTTACCAAGAGACGTGGTCATTTTAATATTCCAATTTTATGGAAGACTTCAATACCGTAGAGGAGAGTGGGTGGGTTGTATTTCGAGAGACGATTACCGCAATGAAATATTATCCAAGTTAAAAATCCCCGCTCCCGTAAAATATACCATGGAGTATGATTGTACGCATCCGGAACATTTCGAGTATGCTGTCGATTTCCACGATTATCGGTTGAGTGTATGGAATGTGCCTTATCATCCGCCCAATAAAATACAATACTTGTTTTATAGAGTGAATGATTTAATCCGAACGAATGAATGGTTTCGATACTAATATTATTATTAGAAATCGTTGTAAGATCCTGTGGCGTTTTCAAAGACCAAGTTTAAACGAGAACTAGGTGATGATTTGCGAGGTGCAAAAGAGGAATTGTGTTCGTTTTTGGTGGAAGAGAATATGGTCCGGTGAGACAGACATGATTTGTCGTATAATAGTATAGATGCCATTTATTCGCAATTACAATGGAGCCATGCAAATATTATCGGAAATCGGGAATGGGACTTGCAAAGACCGGTGTAAAACGGTATGGACCCGTAATCTGAAATACGCATTAAAAACGAAAACGAACCCTTTAGGGCTCACCCACACCCAGCGCAAACGCATGACGGAAAAACTAAAAAGCATGTCGGGGAAAAATGCAATCAATGAGCATAGCAAAACGCTGAAAAAATATCGAATGCGAAAATCGCCGCCTTATCCCGCGAATGAAAACTGCAATAAAAAAAGGGCGGGTAATGATGGAAACATGTATCTATCGAAACCTGACAAACGTGGTGTGTGTTCTTGGAAACGGATATAATTGCTAGAAATATCAGATGACTATATCGGGTCTTTGTTTCGCTGCATAGATGAGTTAACACAAATATTAATTCATGAAATAATATTTGTAACTAGTCGGGTGATTTACTCCGTTATTCATTTTAGTGAAATCTACCGATGAAAACTACGTTCGGGGACGACTTTACATATTATATTTACATACTATATTTCATACTATAAATGAATACCAATAAAAAGTACATATATTTAAATAATTGGAATGGTGGAAGTGGATTGAATGACGTGAAAGATCGATTTACTGAATATATAAAATTAAGTATGATATTAAATTTAATACCAATTATACCAAAAATATATTTGTCTAATTTGCATACTAGAAAAAAAAATAATTTATTAACCGACTATATTGAAATCCCTGAAAATGCGTGTGTTGGGTTTCCTTCGGATAAAGAAGAAATATTTGTTTGGAATGTTACCGATACATTTATACCACGTGATAAATTATATATGAAATATCGGGACGAAATCATGAATTTAAAATGTAATATTGATTTTTTGGAAAAATATAAAAAAATCGCATTCGACTTGGTACAACAAATGAAACACCCGATATGTGTGGTGCATGTAAGACGCGGAGATTTTTTAAAAATACATGGATCTTTAAATTATACGACTTCCCCTGAAAATATCAAACATATATTGCAAAAGCATCATTTCGAAACATGTTATATAAAAACAAATGAGAGGGAGATTGGATTTTTTGATGAATTAAAAAAAGATTTCAAAATAAAAATGTTTACCGATTTTGAGATTTTGCAAAAAATATACGACAGTGGAGATAATTACGCTTTATATTCGATTGAATGTTGTATCCGTAATTTATGTGATATCAAAATCAGTACATTCAATACAACGCAGTCGGAGGCGTGTTGGTTACCAAACAACGATATTCATTTTTTCGATGATTACTTGGATGATCATATAGGATATCAATAAGAACGACGATGTTATCTCTCGCTTGCGTGTTTTACACCTGTCTCTCCACTTTGATTTGGAAACACTGAGTTGAGGTATCTATATAGAAACATATTGTCCTATTATATAAGATGGAAAATGGAATTACCTGCGAATTTCGAGTATTTCGAGAGAAAGGATGCGGCGATAGCTGAAAAATTAATACAAGACCAGGGAGAAGATATATGTCGGCATATTATCAGCAAACACTATATATCCATACATTCAAGAGACTATGATTTTGGAATAATTCATAAAACCCCGATGGCACAAATCGGAAGAATGACGCGTAAAAGAACAAGACAACAGTACGTGTACAGTTTTGTGTTATGTAAAGTACACGCAGAGTTAGGAGATGTCGATATTACGTTGATTTGTTCGCGACCGAATTCGAGAGATGGGAAAGTATTAATGCGATTGGTAGAAGATATCTCTCGATTAAAGGAATGTAAAACCATGTCGTTGTTGTCGATTGGGGATACGAAGGTCCTGAATTGGTATCGACAACAAGGGTTTATATTAAAAAGCGAAAAACATTATCCGGATGGGAATTTAAAAGCGTATTCGATGTATAAAGTGATGGACGCTCCAGTTTCAAACACCGATAGTTTCATTCTGAATAATATATAAAGCATCCCCCCACCCATGTGGGGTTATATTTGTCAATACTCTCTTAAAATTATATTGGAGTAAAAATGAATCAATCTCGGTAATCAATCCGCAATTTTTATATAATTCTTGTTCATTGACTTCTAAATAGATTGCTTTTGCATATTGGATCGATTGTGTAGCGCCTTGTAACGCAATCAATTCGGCTCCTTGAATATCAAAATTCCAAAAATTATATTTGGATGCGTCGATATGGTTTCTTTCAAAAAACGTATCAATCGTAAGACTTTTGAGAGTCAGTTGATCTACGTACACAATACCTGGATGTTCGTTCGAATGCGTACCAAATTCGAATATACTGGATGACTGTCCGTTATTCGAAACGTTAAATATAATTTCTTCGTCGTCTTTGTCCGTTATTACCGCATTGTATACATTTGGTATTCCTCGGTTTGTGGCTTCATTCACTTTTGAAGGGATCGCATCAATCCATACCATATTTTCGGATTGTAATCCAAGTTGATTATAAAAGTTCATTTCTTCGCACTCATGTGCACCTATATGAAAACTACCAAAAATATGTATATTGTTTTCGAGTAAAATCTTTGCAATTTCTTCAAATGCAATAAGCATTATATAATATTCAATATTATATAAATGTATTCATAAATACGCAACTATTTGATGGGTGAAAGATCTTTGGTAGAGTTATCTCTCACTTGCGTGTTTTGAAAGACCCAATTGAGAGATAGAAATGGGAATCGTATGTGTATTAAGCGCCGAAGGCGCGTCCTTGCAAGGATTCTTTGTACGATCATTTGTAGTTATATCTCACTTGCGTGTTTTGAAAGACCCAATTGAGAGATAGAAATGGAATAGTAAGTGTCTTAAGCGCCGAAGGCGCGTCCTTGCAAGGATTCTTTGTACGATCATTTGTAGTTATCTCTCACTTGCGTGTTTTGAAAGACCCAATTGAGAGATAGAAATGGAATAGTAAGTGTCTTAAGCGCCGAAGGCGCGTCCTTACAAGAATTCTTTGAAAGATCATTCGTAGTTATCTCTCACTTGTGTGTTTTCAAAGACCTAATTGAGAGATAGAAATGGAATATTATGTGTCTTAAGCGCCGAAGGCGCGTCCTTGCAAGGATTCTTTGTACGATCATTTGTAGTTATCTCTCACTTGCGTGTTTTGAAAGACCAAATTGAGAGATAGAAACAAGAATATTATGTTGGTTAAGCGCCGAAGGCGCGTCCTTGCAAGGATTCTTTGTACGATCATTTGTAGTTATCTCTCACTTGCGTGTTTTGAAAGACCCAATTGAGAGATAGAAATGGGAATATTGGGGTTAGTATTCATCAAGTTGCGAGAATACATAATACGTAAGTGTATGGCTGCAGTTATGGTGTTAAATAATTATAATTTATGAAATATTCGGTACTAAATTATAATTACATAATCAATTAAATTCACTGCATATATGCAGCCAAAATATTAGAAAATTTATTATTCCAAAATTATGCAGCGAGTCACACTGAGAAATTGGGATTTTATATTTATATAAATATTTCGCTGCATATATGCAGCGGGGCGCGAAGCGCCCTCGCCGGAATCCAAATTTATGCAGTGCGCCAAATTTACACTGAAAAATTTATATAAAAAATCTGAAACCGCTGCATAAATGG